GCCTTGCAGTCGAATGCGATCGGCGCGCACACCAACGGATCTTGATCGCCCTTGTCGGCATCCGCCGATAGCGGCGGAAACACGTCCGCCGGCGCACCGTCCTTATCCCGAGTGAAATGCGACGCCTTGGACTGGATATTGTCGCCAGGCCGAGCATGACCCGAGCTCTCCGACAGCGTCAAAACTACTGGCAGATATGTTTCCAAATCCGCCATATTCGCCGCAGCAGCGCCACGCGCGGCCGACAGCGTATGCGCAACTGTCAATCCTCCATCAAGGTCGAAGTCGGTTCCCAGTCCGCCACTGCCTGCAGGGCGCGAGCTAATTGTGCCGGCAATTTTTTCCCCCGCTTTTCGGCGCGGCGCAGGGTCCCCCGACATGCCAGCGCGCTCAAATAATACCGCCGCGGCACGTCGCCAGTCTCCAAGATATCCGACAACGAACACACGCCGTCGTCGTTGAGGGACAGCCCGTCCAAACCCGTCCACTCTGACAAATTGAGAGTCAAGGATGCGCCATGCGATGCCATATGCGCTTTTGTAGCCCTCGATAGCGCCCGCAGTTTGCCACCCGCCGGCGGGGACTTCGACCCGCTTTCCGGTAAGGAGTCCCAAAAGCGTTCCAAATGCTCGTCCGCCATCGTTTGAAAGGACACCGGGGACGTTTTCCCAAACCACCCACGCGGGCCGATATCGGCGAGCAATTGCAACATAGGTAAGCATGAGGTCGCCACGCGGGTCATCCAAACCCTTTCCGAGTCCTGCGACGCTGTAGCTTTGGCAGGGGGTTCCTCCGACGAGAACATCGATATCTGCATCTGGCCATTCCTTAAATTGCGTCATGTCGCCGAGGTTCGGCACCGAGTTTCCGCCAACCGGCGAGAGTGATAGGCCAGCCACCGCCTTGCGCGCGGCGCGACGTTCTTTCCGATCGTCATCAGGCAATCCGGCCTCGTCAGGGTCCGGCATAAAATGCGGCCGCCCGGATCCGTAATGATGATTCAGCACATAGGACGGAAACGGCTCGATTTCCGCATACGCCCAAGGCCTCCAACCAAGCGGATGCCACGCCACCGTCGCACTCTCAATCCCAGAGCAAACCGACAAATAGGTTTTCATCGCAGCACCCAAGCGGCTATGCGCCGCATTTCGTCTGGGGTTAAATCCGACTTCAATTTATTGAAACGCCACGACACCACTTCAATATTGCCGCGCACGTATCCTTTCGACGGATCAATACAATCCAACGTAGGAGTGTTGCCGGATTTTAGGCCGGCGCCAGCTACAAGCGGTATCCCCAATACCGGACATCGCTCAGGAATTATAATATCCGACGGCTCAATATTAATTGGCACTCCGCGCGCTCGCGCTCGTTTGCGGGCGTCGTAATACATCATAAATGCAGGAGTTTTTGATTTGCCGCGCTTACGAGATCGAAGCCCAAGCGCCTCCCGCTTGAAGCATCCGCAACTTGTTGTGTGGCCACCCCGCAGCCGAGAACCGGAAACGACACACAAGGCACCGCACGCACAGCGACACCGCCATGTAGCCTCTCGATTTTTGCTCATAGCAAAAAATTCTATCGCCACCAGACGGCCAAATGCCCTGCCAGAAATATCCACTCGCTTTCGGCTCATAAATATTGCTCCGGCATCCGGCAGTCGATCCGATCCGGACCTGGCCCCCACTCCGGATTCCACGGCGCGCCGGCCTTGACCCGCTTGGCGATCGCCGCCCATGTCGCGTCTGTAAATGTCTCCGGACCACTCGCCGGCGCCGGTGGCGCGCCGCCTGGATCAACCTCGATCGGCTGCCGACCCGCCCGCTCGAGCATGCGGCGGCACCACGTTTGCCACGTCAAATCCCAGCGGAGCTTGAGCCCTTTCGGCCCCGCGCAATTGAGCCAGTAATTCTTGAAGGCTATCGCCTCGCGCGTCACCTCGCGCGGCTGTAGGCCGATATCCAGCGCCCACTTTTTCATCTCCTCCGACAGCACCCAATCCGCCGGCAGCCGCGTCGCGCGCTCTGCCCGATCAGCCGCGCCGCCCTTCTTTTTCGGCTTCGATTCCTTGGCCTCCTCGAATATTTCCAGCACCTTGTCGAATGTCTCCTGATCCAACCCCAGCGCGCGCAGTTTCCGGATTGTCGTGCTTGTGAATGTCATCCGCCAACTCCAAAATCAAATAAAGGACTTCCGTGCATTGACCGCGGCAGCGCCGCTTGATGTGGCGGCATAGCGTCTGGCAATAATTGGAGAGCGAGTAATCCGCCTTTGGTTTCGCCGACATCGACAAAACCGGCGCGCCTATAGGTCCAGTCCCAAACCTCACGCCCGCGAACCATTGTCGGGCGCACCTTGGATCGATCAACGAACGTCACCATTCCGAGCGCAGGCGGATCCCCATAATGCGCGCGCGTCGCCGCTACCGCTTCGCGGATCAGTTCCGACGCCACACCAGCGCCCTCAGAACGAAATGCCGAGCATACCCACGCGCCAGCCCATGCGTGCTTAACCCACTCCGCTAATGGATTAGACGTCACCCAAAACGCGCGGCCGCAATCCGTAACGAATACGCAACAGCCTCCAGTCGGCGCAAACTGCGGCGATCCAATTTTCTGCCGATTGTAATGGCGATCAGCGAGCCGAGCGGCAGCGGGATCGGCGCGATGGGAAACGCACCACCTCACGCAAAATCCCCCATATGTTCGCCCGGCAGCATCAGGCTATCATCCATTTCCGCGATTTCATCCCGAACGGCGTTGCTCGCGATATCGCAGAACAGCCGCACGGTGCCGACCGGACCCGATCGCTGCTTTTCGATCGCCACATCCAGCCGGTTCTCGATTTTTGCCATCTCGTCCGCCCAGATGATGAATTCCGCGCTGCCCGCCAGCGGCTCCTTTTTGGCATGGTAGTACGCCGGCCGATAGAGGATCATCACCGTGTCCGCGTCCTGCTCAATATCGCCGGAGTTGCGGAGATCCGACAACGTCGGCCGCTTGTCCTCCCGCTGCTCGACGCCGCGGTTTATCTGGCAAAGCAGGAAAATCGGTATCCCGAGTTCTTTGGCGAGCGCCTTGAGGCCTGTGGTTATCTCGCCCGTCTCATTCACCTTGTTGCCGGCGTACCGCCCCGAGGGCTTGACCAGACCCAAATGGTCGACAAACAACGCCTTGAGACCGTGGCGCCGCTTGTATTGCCGCGATCGAGCGCCGATTTGCGAGACCGTCAAGCCGGGTTGCTGCTCAATCCGGATCGGAAACTCCGCCAGCCGGCGCCCGGCGTCGATCACCCACTGGAAATATTCCTCGCGCATCTTTCCCGAGGATATTTGCCAATATGAGAGCTTGCGGTTCGGCCGCCAGATTTCGTCCGAGATCATGCGCGTCGTCAGCGCCACGTCGCCCATTTCGAGGCTCACGAACAGGCACCGGTTGCCGGCCTTGGCCATATTCCGCAGAACCCCGAGGGCAAACGCCGTCTTACCCATACCTGGCCGGCCGGCGATCACCACCAAATCGCCCGCCATCGCGCCCAGCGTCCGGTTATCCAGTGCCGTCAGCCCGTAGGATAGCCCCCGCGGCTTGCCGTCGCTTTGGAATGCTGCCGCGGCCGCGTCGATCGCGCGCGTCACAGCCTGATCCATATTCAGAGCCGGCGCGCCCGACATCGACTGCGCCGCCACGATGCCGTCGAGGTAATCGACGCCCCACGCCGCCAGCACCAGATTATCGCCCTCCGCCGAGGCCTGTAGATGCTGGCCGACCCCGATTATCATCCGCCGATCCGCCAGATCGCGGATAATTCGGGCATAGTCCGGAGCGTTTACGATCGTCGTCGCGTCAGCTGCCAGTGCGGCCAGATACTCCGACAGCGACAGAGTCCCGACGTTTGCCTCCGGCAGAAACGGCCGCAACGTCACCGGATTGCAGAGCTTGCCGTTCCCCACCTGCGCCGTCACTACTTCCCAGATTGTGCGGTGGATCGGCTCGAAAAAATGCTCCGCGCGCACGATATCATCGACGACCGCGAACGCGGCGTTGTTCATCAAAACGGCGCCGAGCAGGGACTGCTCCGATTCGATGGAGTGATATTCCGTCACAGACCAAAATCCTCCTGCCGCTTCTTTTTGAAGCGGGTCACGCGCGCATTTTTTCGATGGTGGCTGCTATCATACCGAAGGTGGCACCGCTGGCACATGTGTCGCAAAACCTCGTCGCGGCAGTCCTCCGGAGTGTGGTTCAGATGCGCGACCGTCAGCACCACCATTGATTTTGTCACCGGATGCGGCTGCCGGTTCAGCGCCTTGCAGCGACCGCCATGTTCGTTTAGTCCGTCTCCGCACTCGCCCAAGCACTCGCAACGATCACCCGACCGAGCGCGAATGCGTGGCACCACAACCGTTTTCCAGTCTTTCGGATATCGCGCGGCGTTTTCAGGTTTGATCGGCATTCGCCACATCCAATAAAACGTCCGCATGGCACGCGCGCCCGGCCGGACACCAGCACATCAGATTTTTGCCGCGCAATTCCTTGCGTATGATCTCGACCGTCGGAGGTTCACCGAAAGCGCCATCAAAACTTCGGACCGTCAAATCCCGAAAGATCCAGCGCCGGTAATCGGCCGCAGCGTTCTCCGCCGTGTACCCCTTCCACGTCTCGACCCGCAGCGGGTTTCCCCATTTTGTGCCGCGCCCGACGTAGACCGTATTTGCCGGCTTGCGCCAGCCAGGTTCTCGCTTCCGCTGAATTCGCTCAGGCATCACTCCGCCGCCTCTAACTCGTCATCGACGTCGCCGCGCAGTGTGTCGAAGTCCAGCAACCCGCGCTCTTTCTTTTTGACTTCGGCGCAATGCCGAACCGCCTGCTTGAAATACGACGCCTTGAGTTCGAACCCGATGCCGCGCCGACCCATCGAGATCGCGCTCACGACTTCCGACCCAATCCCGAGGAACGGCGTCAACACCACGTCACCGGGATTTGACCAAAGATCGATACACCGTTCGATGACGTCGAGTTGCAGCGGCGAGATATGGGCCTCATCCTTTTCGTCCCGAGCCTCGCGATATTGCAGCGTGTTTGTCTGCTTGATATCCATCCAGACCGGCGATGCGTACCGCTGCCAAACCAGCACCGAGCACCACATTTCATAGGACCACGATGACCCGCCCGCGTCAGTCCACGTCCGCCGCTGGCGATCGTAAGCCTCGCGGCTGATATCCAATCCCTCACCGTGGAACGCATCGAACATGCCCGCGATCGGCTCGGCATTGTCGCCAGGCTTGCGGAATGTCACGATATAGTCAGCCAGCCCCTGCCCGCTCATCGCGCTATCCTTGACGATTTGCTTGTGCAGCAATCGCAGCGATTTTGTCCGCTGCTGCGCCACAACAGGGTCTTTCCAGATACAGACCTCGGAGTGGAAATACCAACCCGCCCCCTCATAGGCCCGGACGACATCGCCGCGGAAATCGTTGATGCCGATAAACCCATCTCGCGTTTTCGACCGCGGCAGGTTCATCACATGCACCGAATGCAGCCGGCCGGGCTTTGTCACCCGAAGCAATTCCGAAATGATAAACTGATAATGCGTCCAAAAATCCGACCCCTCGCTATTGGAGACGTCGCGGTCAGAGTTAGAAAATTTGTAAAGTCCGACAAATGGCGGGCTGTGGATGCCAAAATGCACAGTTTCTGCTGGGATGGCGCGAATAAGCTCGCATGTGTCCCCTTCAAAAATAGCATAATCATCCGTGACAACTTGATCCAAGCACTTAATCTCTGAAATCATGTTTTTCATGACGCCCTCGCGAATTCTGGCTGAGCGGCAGTAGCCGCAGCCATGTATGCCGAATGCGCTTCGGCGGCGGTTTCAAAAAGCCCCAGATAACAACTGCGCCCATTCAGCCCGATAAAGGCGCACCACTTTTGCGCGCCTTTGTGAAAATAGACGCCTTTATACCCACTCGTATTGCTGACGCTCAGTTTGGCGTTCATCGCATTTTGCGACTGTGTGGCAATCCGCAGGTTTCCCCAAACATTGTTGGATTTTACTGTGTCTTTATGGTCGACCTTTTTCGGCACATTGCCCGTCATCCAAAGCCAAATAACCCGATGGGCATACTGCTTTTCCCCATCGATCCCGATGACGACATATCCCAAAACATCCAACCCACCAGCGGCGGTCCCCACGACAACCTTCCGACTGTACTTTATCTTCCACGTCAGTACGCCAGTCATCGGATTATATTCGAACAGTCGCCGTACTTTGGCTTGCGTCAGATTCATGCCGCACCTCCCAGCCAATACGGGATTTGCATTTTCAAAACGGGTTGATAGTCGAGTTTATCACGAACCTGGCCCCGGACGTTGACCGACGACAAGTCCTGCATGTGCCGGACCATCGCCGCCGCCATCCGTTCGGCATCCGCCTCTTTCCGGCGATAGTTGGCGACTACCGCACCCTCAGTCTCGGCCGCGATGAAATGCGCGTTGACCTGTTTGGTTTGCCCGAACCGCCAGAACCTCCGGATAGCCTGATACGTCTGCTCAAAGCTATCGCTGGCGCCGACAAACCCTGTATCGGCACAGTGCTGCAGGTTGAGACCGTGGCCGCAAATCGACGCCTTGGTCACGAGAACCCGAATCCGACCCTCGATAAAATCGATGATCTTGCGCTCTTTGTCGGCATCGTCGTCGGACCCGCGCAATTCGACCGCGCCGGATATACCCGAAGTGATCGCCGCGCTTTCATCATTCAAATTGCACCACCATACAAACGGCCGATCGGCCGGCGTCAGAGATATTGCCTTCTCGACCCGGCTATCGATCGACCCGCGCCGCGCCTTGATCCGCTCGCCCAGGCCAGTCGCCTCCATCGGGAATAGCAGCCCGGTATCAATGTTCGGCGAGTAGGGCACGCCAACCGTGTGCTGAATTTCATTCAATGGCGGGAGATCGTAGCCCGTATCGTCGTATCCAAGGTCGGACGGCTTGCGCAGCATCACCGCCCACGATGCCATCCACTTCCAGAAAGCATCCTCGGCATGACCCTTGAGCCGCCACTTTGCAGTATCGCCGCCGTCGTGGATAAAAAACGTAGCCAGCATGTCGGTATAGGACATGATCCCGAGAAATTCGGCATGGTTGCCGAGTTCCATAAAGTCGTTCGGTGCCGGCGTGGCCGTAGCCGCCAACCGGAAAGGCACCTGTGCGGCGTCCCGAATCAATTTCGTCCGGTAATGCCCATCGACGTTTTTCAGGATGGATGACTCGTCAAGGCAGATGCCACCAAACTCCGACAAATCGAAATGCTTGAGTTTTTGATAATTCGTCACCGACGCCGCGTCGGCGTCGGCCTCGGACTGCCACCTGACGATTTTCGCGGCAATCTTGAACTTCTCGCCCTCGCGGACGTGCTGGGCAGATACCGCCAGCGGCGCCAAAATCAAAACCGGCTTTCCGGTGAATTTGGAAACCTGCCGCGACCATTCCAATTCCATCACCGTCTTGCCGAGGCCCGTCCCTGCGAATATCGCAGCACGCCCGCGGCGGAGCGCCCATTTTGTGATATCGGCCTGGTGCGGCTTGAAAAACTTCGGCAACCGGCCGACTTTGTCGACCCCCGTCATCGGGTCAACGACGCGCTTTGCAGCCAGAAAATCCTCGTATCTACCCATTGCCCGCCGCCGTATTCTGCACAGCCGCCGCAAACATGGCGCGCAGCTCGCTTTTGCTCATCTCGGGAAACTTTGGAAGCGTCCGGCGATATTCCGGCGAACCCTTCCGAACTGCGATCTTGAAAACCACCGGCTTGCGCGCGGCGGCCCGCTTTGCCCGACGCTTGGCGTTGCGGCGGTCTATGGCTTCCTGGCTGCTACGCGGCATTCGTCACCGCCTTGTCGCGAACGTGATACCCATGCCCGGAAGCGTCAATCTTCCACTCCCGCGCCCGGTTGATCGCCATCTTGCGGTCGACCTCGGCCATCAGGCTTTCGCCCATGCGGCCGGCAAGACGAAATAGCACGATCACCACGTCCGCAGCCTCGCCGATCGCGCCGGGATTGTTATCGTCCGCCGTCAAGGCTCGCAATAATTCCGCCATTTCCTCATTCGCCCGCGCCGCGACCCTCGCATTCGACGACGACGGCCCAAATGTATTTTCCGCCCACGCGGATATTGTAGCCTGACTTTCGATCATATTTTATATTCCTCTGTTGCCACAATCTAAGCTCTAATCCTTACTTCACTGATAGACCTTTTCCTTTTTCAGGCAGACCATTTACCCGAGCGATAGCGAGGTAAATGGCGACACAGGCCACCAAAGGCAGGATCAAAATCCCGCCTTCGGCTGCCGGGGCCGACTTCATTTTTCAAACCGATATATCGGTCTCAAAAGTGAAGTGGCACTTGCGACACGATGCCGGGGGCATCTCGGCCCGGTCATTCGCGGAGTCTTGTTCGCGCCGAGGACGCGGATATCCGGGCTTTACTCCCAAGCCATGCCCGCCGGCCTCCGATATCAATCCATCCATCGGCCGGTTTTAGACGCGCGCAAGCGGATCGGTGTGCGCTTGACTTGCACGCGACCGATTTGGCTTGTTTGGGATTTGGGGGAGGTTGACGAAAAGGCACAAAACGCCTATGTCAAAGTCACTGCCCCGATGGCCTTCCCAAGCCTCATCGGATTTTAGAGCGGCCCGCCCAGTTGCCCTGGCGGGCCGTTCGCTTTTATGGGGCCTATTTCATATTTTCGTCAAGGCCCAACGGGTAGACGCCGGAACTTCCGACATACAAGCTATAGCAAGTCGGGCTCGATCGGCCCGACGTCATCCCATTCCCAGACCGATATCCGCAGCCGCGGGAAATCCGAGTAAACCTTGAGAACCTGCCACATGATTATTTGGGAGTCGTCGACCCAGACGATCTTGTTCAAGGCGTCGCCGACGCATTTGGCGATATTGTCGCCGTCGGGCTTGGACGTCGGGAATATCTCACCAGCGACGGCCGCGGCCTGCTTTTTCTGCGACCAGGACACCGGCACCGGCATGAACGCCTCCGCAAACACCGTCAGCGCCGTTTCCAGCGGCGGCCGAGCGCCCCATGCAATTGCGCCGGCCTGCGCCAGCGCCTGCTCATAGGCCGCCGTCTCCGCATCGGTATAGACGCTGGCAAACGGCGCGCCGCCGCCCTTGGGCCGGATCACACGGAACCGAGGCCGGCCCTTTCCTCGAGGCGCCTGCGGCAACAGAATAGAAACCAGCGGCTCGCCCATCGTTTAATTTCCTCGCCCGGAAATGAAATGGAACAAAAACGCCAAAACCGACGTTTTATTTTCAGATTTGTTGCACGCGCGGACCTTTGCCCTTGTAATTCAAATACAATCCTGATTTGGCGTAGTTGCCTTTGGGGCGAGTTACCGCGTCTTTCGGATCCCACCCAGCGATCAATCGATTGTAGATCAGCCGGCGCGGCAGGCCCGAATCTTTCTCCCATTCAACATAGGATTTTGTGACGCCATCAATGGTCAGAAATATCGTGTTGCAGCGATTTTCTAATTGTTGCGCGACTGTGGCCCATCGGCAATTAGACGGCTCATAATTTCCCCCGCCATCCGGAAATCTATCAAGAGACATTCCCGCTGGCCGTTCGCCCATATCTTCCAAAAAATTCACAAAAGAATTCCAGCGTTCGCAGACCGATATTCCCCGACCACCATATTCGTCGTAGTCGGGGAAATTCGGATTGTTGCAGCGGGATTTCATGTTGTTCCAAGCGCGATATGTCGCCGTTCCGGTCCAACCATGATTTTTCCCGCGCTTCATTTAGGCGTTACCTTTCGGTTCGGCCCGAGTGAAGTAGGAGTCCGCCTCGTCTTTTGCCGCGGCCTTCTGGGCCGCGATCGACGCCCGGGTGACCGGCGCCACCGTCGGCTTGCGCGGCGGGGCCGAGGGCTTGGGCGCGCGCGCCGCCTCTTTGGCTTCCTTTTCCACCTTCGGGATCAGCGTGCGCTCAGAGCCCGCCGGCGGGTCAGCATTCGGCCCTTTCTTGCCGGATCCGGGAGGACGGCCGCGCTTGCCGGCCGGCCTGGCGACCTTTGCCGAGGCCTTCGCGCCCTTGCCCTTGCCGGCGTCCAGTTTGCCGATGCCGGCCTTGACTTGGCGCTCTTGCTCCGCGTGGTATCCTTCCATAAAGGCAGCGTGCTGCGGCGTCGACGGATCGTATTTCGGGACCGCCGCCTCGTTTTTCATGGCCATCGTCTGGCCTTCCTTATAGGCGCGGTCGACCGCCGGCGTCCGGTCGCCGTCAAGGAATAGCGAAAGCTGGTCGCCGATCGCGGCATCGGAATAGGCCGCAGCCAGCATCCGGTTTGCCATCTCAGCCTTGAACTCCGCTTCGCCCTCCGGCGTCTGCAGCAACAGTGAGATTTTGATCTGCTCCATGGAGAAGCCAGATTCCTTGATCTCTTTCTGGTACTGCCGGCGCTTCGCCGCCGCTGAATTGGCGCGCTCGTTCAGCGTCTGCCAATGATCCCGGCATTCGATGAAAGACTTTTTGAGTTTTGGATCTACGATGTTGTCGGTTTTAGCTGCGGTGCGAGCCACGTTCGTTTCCTTTCGGTTTGGGGGATTTTCGATAGCACGGCCGATCAGTCCCAGATAGTCGCCGTTTCCGGCTGCATCTGCCGACCGGTCAGACCGGTCAATTGCTTCAATTTCGGAATGTATTTCGGCGGAATGCCGTTGCGCGACCACGCCTCGACCACAGCCCGAGAAACACCGAGAGCAAAAGCCATCCGGCTTTGCGCGCCTCGACTTTGGCCATCCACATAAAAATGTGTCAGAGCCAAATTGAACCCTTCCAAGTTGGTTTTTGGGGAGGTTGCCTTTGCCTTGCTAAGTCCCATAATGTTGAGCCTCTTCCATTTCAGTTTTTTCGGTTTTACCGTCTTTGGGCGCCTATTTAGTGCCTGCTCTTTGGCCGTAGCCCACCGGACATTACCGACTTCATAATTACCATCATTGTCCGGATAGCGATCAAGCGACGTTTTATCGGCGGGGCGCGGTCCCATGTCGGCCAAAAACGCGTCGAATGAATTTAGCCACTTATCACAAACCCGGATGCCCCGTCCGCCCCAACTGGAATAACGAGTAGCATTTGGGTTGTAGCAACGAGTTTTCATTGCCAGCCACGCCCGATGCTCGACTGGGTATTTTAGCGATAGCGACATAATTCTTATCTACCGGACAAAAAAGAATTTGACAAGCCAGAGATTGCGGCCCTATATTGCGATCACACCGAGAGGCAATGAGCCTCAACCCGAACCGGGAGAACCCAGATGCTGATTTCCGATTACCGCATTGTCCGGCGGAGCTTCGGCGAATACCACAACGTCGAAATTTTGACCGTGACTTGGGTGGCAGCGATGTGCATTGCCATGAAAATGCAAGCTTATAATGGTGACGGCGAATATTTCGTATATCGCGCCGACGAGACTTTTCCCGTTGGCTGTTATTGCCCGCCCTGCCCCGTGCAGGCCGCCTTTGCCTATTTGTGAGGACGGGCCGATGATTATCGAAACCTACGATCCCACAGTTTTCTATCGCGGTCAGCGATACCGCGCCGAGGTGATCCGGCTCCTCGCCCAGAAGCGCATCGACTTTTTCCGCCTGCCCGCCGAGGTGGACGCAGGCGAGGTTGTCCGCCGCTGCTTTTATCAACCCATGTCCGCAGAATACTGCGCCGACGCCATCATGGGAGCAATTGGCCTATGACCGCGCCCGAGATCGAAGTGACCTTTGACGACATGGCCGCGTTCTGGACGTTCGGCCGCGAGGCGTGGCACGCGACGTTCGGCGGCTACGACCTTGATTGCATCGTCGGGACCGGCCCGACGCCGCTCGACGCCATCGTGGATTTGCTGGATCAGGTGGAGGCATAAATGTCCGCGCCTGAAATCGGAGATATCCGCTATTACGCTGAATATATCGACCGCGCCCAAGGCGTTGAAATCATGAAGGCTTCGGGAGGCAACCCCGAGCACGACAGCATCCTTGATTATTGTAATCAGGAGGACATCACCGTCCGCAGCGTCTATTTCCCTTCCAAATGGAAGGCCGTCCGCTGGGCCAAGCAAAACAAGGCGAAAGATGCCTTCAATATGCCGCGCATCATGGAGCAGACATATCAGGAGCGCCCCGCCGACAGCATCCATAACGCCGTCAAAGGATGGGAGCAGACCGGATATTGGGAAGCCAACGGCAGCACCGAAATCGAGGGCGGTTGATATGGCCGAACGACTATTATGCCCAGACTTTGAACTGCGCGGCAAAATCTATGAGATTTGGAGCGACGGCAGCGACCGATATCTGGCCGATCCGCGAAAAAATATTGTGGTCGACACCGACCGCGCATTCACCCCGCCGCTCACGAACGACGAGTTGCTGCGGATTTACGATTACGGAAAGGATTTTTGACCATGATTGAGCGCATGGAGCAAGTCGTCGCGCATTTGGGCGCGGCGCTGATGCAGGTCGTTGAGACCGACGACAAAATCATTATCAGCCACGTCGCCGACGCGCACGCGCTGGCCGTGAATGTCTTACGAGAGTTGCGACAGACGGAGAAAGCAGCATGAACCGAGAACCGAACGCGCTGGACGCGCTCGCCAGCGTCGCCGTGACCGTCGCCGAGATCGTGGCGTGGATCATCATTTTCGCGGCCCCCGCCATCGGCTGGATCATGACGCCGGCAGGCATGCAATGAGCGACCGATATTTGCTTGGAATTTGGGCCGGATCGCTGATAGACGCCACCACGCTAATCAACGATCACATGATCGCCGATCGCGTCATTCAATTTATTCCAGACAAGCCACACGGCTATTGGATCATGCTTCGCGTCAGCGCCAGCGTCCATGATGAATTGCGAAAGGCCGGATCCGACGCTCGTCCAAAAAGGAGTTTTCTGTGAGCAAGGAAATGGGCCCGCGCGAGCGAGCTTTGCGCGAAATGCGCGAAGCCCGATTCACCGAAAACGCCAAGATAACAGCCGGCATCCGCCGCGCCGCCGTTGAAGGCAAGATTGTTCTGGAACAGAAGGTCAAGGCGACGTCCGAGCGGATGAAGAACAAGCCGGCCAAGAAGCGGAAGGGCAAGAAATGATTTGGGTTATCGCATCGCTACCGTTTTGGATTGTCGGGATACTGCTTTCAGTCGCCGCTTTAGCTGGGGGATATAGATGCCTCCAAACCGACAAAACCGGACGCGACATTATGAACACCGTGATCGGATTTACGTCGATCATGATGTTCGCTGGCGGCCTTCTATATTTGGCCGCGAAAATCTGTTCATGACGCAGCTGCGCCAGCGCCAACCGCGATTGCTGGATCCGGGATTCCTCGCTTTCCTGCGGACCAAGCGGTGCTGTTGCTGCAACGCCGCGCCGCCTGTGCAGGCCGCCCATATCCGGATCGGCCTATTTGCAAAGGGCATGAAGCCCCACGACAAGCACGCCGTTCCGCTTTGTGCCTGGTGCCACCTCGACGGCCCCGAGGCGCAGCACAAAATGAACGAGACCGAATTTTGGCGCATGTGGGAAATGGACCCGTTCGAGATCGCCGCGAAGCTTTATGCCGAATACGGCGGGACCGGCGGGACGCCGAAAAAGAGGCGGACTATTTCCAAGCCTCGCCGACCAAAAGAGAAGCGCGCCAAGATCCAGAGCCGAGGCTTTGGCCAACAGAAAAGGAAATTCGGGCGATGACAACCACAGTTATCTATACCTGCGACCGTTGCAAACAGGAGGCCAAGAGCCGGCACGACAATGGCGGGTATCCCCCGCTTTGGACTGTTTCGATCTTGTGCGAGCCGATCGACCACCGCAGTCAATATCACAGCCCGAACAAATATCAGACGGCCGAGCTTTGTCCGGACTGCGTCGCCGCGCTTGGTATTATGAAGCCGTTACTTCGCGCAGAGACCGACCCTCCTGCGCCGACGCTTGATGACATGATCCGCGCCATTGTCCGCGAAGAACAGCAGAGCGGAGAATAACCGTGGCTGATTCCTTTGAATGGTGGACGAACGCCCTCGCCGGCACGCGCGGCCCGATCAGCGCCGACGAGCCCGAGAGCGGATTCTATCGCCAGAAGAACCGCGCCGGCCAGTATGAGCCCGTGGCCTACTGGAAAGACGAGACCACCGGCGAGCAGCGCTGCCACATCAACGGCAAGCAGCCGCAGGACCCGCTCCGGATGTTTGAGGTATGGCCACACGCCAGCCGCAACCCGATCACCGCCGAGTCTTACTGGCACCGGATGGACACCGGAACCTGGCTTGACAACGATGCCGGCGCCGCCGAGGCCGCCAAGGGCCCCGCGATCGACCCCGAGGCCGATCCGGCCGGCTCGCTCAAGGCCGAGATCGCCGCGGCGAAGGCTGGCCTAGCCACCTACGCCACCATTGAGAGCGACGAGCAGGCCGCCAAGGCCCAGACCCTGCGCAGCGCCCTAACCGGTTTTGCCGGCAAGGCCACCAAGGCATACGAGGCATTGAATCGGCCGTTGCTGGACGAGCAGAAGCGCATCCGCAAAATCTGGTTCCCGATCCGCGACGACGCCGCCGGCGGCGCCGAAACGATCCGGAAGGCGCTTGGCGCATGGGAGGATGTGAAGCGGGAGAACCAGCGGCGCGCCGACCTCGAAACCGCGCGCTCGGCCGAGATCGCCGCCCGCGAAGCCGAGTGGAAAGGAGCAGAGCCGGGATCCGTCGCGAAAGTTGACCCGCCGCCGGTCCGCCCCGTAGTGCCAAACACTCCGCCGCCCTCGACCAAGATCAAGGGCGCGTCCGGCCGCGCCGCATCCGTCCGGCTCAAAAAGGTTGTGACCGCCATCGACATCGACAAGGCATTTCAACAATTCCGCGACGACCCCGAACTTTATGCGTTCCTGCTAGACCTATCTCAGAAGGTGGTCGACGCTGGCTTCGTGGCGATCGGGGCCGCCATCGAAGAAAAATCAAACGTTCGTTAGGAGCATCATATGGCTTACGTACCGAATCCCCCAACCGTCAGCCCGACAATTGAACCCGACCAATCCCGAAATAACCTTCAACTCGCGATTAACCATCTGCATGAGTTGCGGGAGGAAATCGGCGGGTTGCCAGTCAAGGAAATTGATGGAAGCCGCTCGTTGTCGGAAATCTGGCAGCGACTTAAACGCATAAACCTCGAAGAACTCTGCGACGACGAAATCCCCTTCTAAGGAGCATCAAATGGGACGTACCCCCGGGGCCAAGAACAAACCGAAAGGCGAAACCGTGCAGACCGATACAGCAGAGCGGACCGAGCAGACCGTGGCCGACCAGCCAACCAGCAAGGGCGACGTGGCGATATTCCAGCCGGCGCGTCTGCCGTATCATCCGGCGATTGAGCAGCGGTTCCAGATCGACAAGGGCCAGTGGAAAGTGCTCGTCGAGGCCATTTTCCCCGCCGCCAAATCGGTCGACGCGATCGTGATGGCCCTCACCTATTGCAAATCTCGCAACCTGGACCCGTTCAAGCGGCCGGTTCATATCGTGCCGATGTGGGATTCCGCGCGCGGCGGATATGTCGAGACCGTTTGGCCCGGCATCAGCGAGTTGCGCACCACCGCATCGCGCACCAAGGGATACGCCGGCTGCGACGAGGCAGAATTCGGCCCCGAAAAGACGACCGAGATCGAGGGCCGGGTTAAGCGAAATGGCAATTGGGAGACCGCCAAGGTCAGGGTGACTTTTCCCGATTGGTGCCGGCTCACCGTGTACCGCATCGTCGACGGGCAGAAATGCAAGTTTGTCGGCCCGAAGGTGAAATGGCTCGAAACCTACGCGACGCAGGGCGCCAGCGACCTCCCCAATAAAATGTGGGAGGAGCGCCCCGAGGGCCAGCTGGAAAAATGCGCCGAGGCCGCCGCGCTCCGCCGCGCGTTCCCCGAGGAGATCGGAAACGAGCTCACCGCCGAGGAAATGATCGGACGCAACGTGCACGACTTGAGCGTGGACATTCCGGCCGTTGCCGACGCCGCGGCGACGCCGAACAAGGACGCCGGGCCGCCCCGCGCGATCACCGCCCCGAAGCAGGAGGCCCCGCCGGCCGATCCCGAGCAGGCCCGCGACGGCACGCCGCCGGCGCGCGCGCCGAAGCCTGCCGCTCCGAAGGATGACCCGATCAGCAGCGGCCCGCCGCGCACGATCGCACCGAAGGAAGCCGGCCCGAGCGACCCGGGCCCGAAGCCTCACCGGATACCCGGCGACGGGCACACCTATGAGAGTTGGGCCGAAAAATACTGCGACCTTATCAAGACGTCGGACGACGTTGCGACCGTTTACGCATGGATCGACGCCAACAGCAGGGAATTCGCGATTGCAGAAGGTGCGCCAAAGCAGCCAGGCCCATTGACGCGGCTGCAGAAGGGTAAACCGTCCGTTTACGCCACGGTCAAGAAAACGACCGAGGAGGTTATGGAAACCCTGCGCGATCGCGCGGCGCGGGCCGCCCAGAAGGCCGCCAAGCCGAAGGCCGAAGATCCGGCGCCGTCCGATATGGGCGACGGCGCTGGCCATGGTAACATGGACGACGGAGCGAACTCGCCGGCTGAGATCGACCCGCCGGCAGACAGCAATCCGGAAACGATCCTGAAATGGGCGAAGGCGGCGTTCGCCACAGTGCAGAACGCGGACGACCTCGAGGCCTTCTTTACCGAGACGATTGAGCCGCAGATCGACAACTTGTTCCCGCCAGATCGCGAGGAGATCATGGCCGAATACAAGCGCACCGAGAAGCGGCTGGGCATCGACTGATGAAACCTCACCGCATCGCCGCCTTCCACGAAAAGTATATTCCCGAGCCGAATTGCGGTTGCTGGCTTTGGCTGGCCGCCGTAGACGAAAAAGGATATGGCGATTTTTGGGACGGCGACGCGGTTGTGGCTGCGCATCGGGCATCATATCGAATTCACTTTGGCGATATCCCCGCCGGCGCGCACGTTCTGCATTCCTGCGACGTTCGCCCATGCGTCAATCCCGGCCACCTTTTCCTGGGCGACCAATCATCCAACATGGCCGACATGGTTGCCAAAAACCGCCAAGCGGCCGGAGAGCGCCACGGCAACTGCAAACTTGATGATTTAACCATTGATTATGTGCGCCGATCATTCAAGCGCAGCAGAGATATCGCCGCGGAGCTTGGCATCAGCGAGAGTTATGTTTCGCAATTGCGCTCCGGCCAACGGCGGAACGTCTGATGGCCGATCTATCTGCAAAAGGATTTATCAGGCGTGGAAACTGCTTGGTGCCAGCGGATTACAACGCCGAGGATTGGCTGAATACAATTCCGGAAGGAAAGGAGGTGCTAATTGATTGGAGAAAACCGCGGCATCCGGCCAACCATCGGCATTTTTTTGCCATCCTAAATCTGGCCTGCGAGCATCTTCCAAATTATCCGGACGTGGATTCTTTGCTTGACGCGCTCAAGATCGCCTGCGGCCATACTAGGTCCGTCATGCTCGCCGACGGCCAGATGATATTTTTGCCGAGAACCATCAATTTCGGTGCAATGGGCGAAGAAGAATTCAAGCGGTTCAAGAACCGCGCCCTATGGGTTTTGTCGCGCATCCTTGGATTTGATGCCGCCGACTTGTTGCCCGAGATCGACGCCCGCAACGCCCGCCTGCCCTACGACCTGGATGGAGAATATCAGCGCCACGATCGCGCTCCGCCATCCCGCCAGATCGGCCACGACGACCGCCCCGAGCCACCCGCATCAGCCTACGAGGAATTTCCAAATGACCGACCTGATTCCGCCATCGGCGATTGAAAAGCACATCGCGTTTTTGGGCGCGACCGGATCCGGGAAAACCAGCGCCGCAAAACGTGGCCTGGTCGAGCCCGCGCTGGACGCCGGCCGAACGAAACTGGCTGGATGGCCGTACCGGCTACAAACGATCCAGCCGCGACGCATATCTGCAGCGTCTGAGCGCGCGCGAGCTTATTGACCTTCCGGGCGGGATGCCGCGCGCATCCGCCAGTTTGTTCGACTAACCCCAGAGGAGCATCAAAAATGAGCGACATGGACGACATTCAGAACGCCCCAGCCCCGCCGCACCCCGGATATATCGTGATAGACACCGAAGGGACCGGCCTGTTCGACTACAAGAAGCCGGCCGACGCCGAAGGCCAGCCCCGCATGGCGTCGCTTTCGATCATCTACGTCGACGAGGCGATGGAGATCGAGCGCGAATATCACGTCTATATCCGGCCGGACGTGAACGACTACAAGATGGAGGAGGGCGCATTCAAGGCGCACGGCCTCACGGTCGAATTCCTCAACGAAAACGGAATCCCCGTCACCGAGGCGCTGGCCGAATACAACAGCGCGATCAACAACGGCAGGATCATGGTCGCGCACAATTCGCAGCACGACGCCAAGCAGATCAGGGCCGAGCTTCGCCGCGCCGGCCTGGATGACAAATTCGAGAGCGCGCCGAATATCTGCACCATGCGCGCCATGACGGATATCTGCAAAATCCCGCCGAAGGGAAACCGCGGCGGATACAAGTGGCCCGCGCTATCCGAGGCGCTGCTTTTCATCGGATCCGAGAACCTTGGCGACCACTCCGCCAAGAACGACGCTTTGGGTGCGCTTGAGCTTCTGCGCTACCTCAAAAAGATCGACCGGCTGCCGGCCGGCGCCGTGCACTATGCCAAGGGCCGAGACTGATGGCCGTCGGCGACCGCATCCGCATCATTTCAGAGGAGGAATACCGCATCATGTCACCGCCCCGCAGACCTCGCGGCGAAAAACCGCAAACTACGATCCGATACCTCAACCGCCAGATCGCCCTTATGCAGCAGACGATCGGCGGCATCCGCATGGCCATGGGCGACAAGGACAAGGTCATCGCCGGTTTCGACGTCCAAATGAGCGAGCAGGAAGATCAAATCCAGCATCTACAGCGCCGAAACGCCGATCAGGCCGCACAACTTGGATGGGCTAAAGACGAGATCCGTCGCGCATCCCAGCGTCTCGCCTACCTCGAGGGGTACTTCTATGCCAAAGAAAAGGAAACGCCGCACAATCAGACATTCCCGCCCGTACGAACCCCGGGCGTACTTGTCGCCGGCGATCCGCCCCAAACTTTCGCCGGAACAGGTTCGCGAGATCAGGAAGGCGTACAAATTCGCGGACAAGATCCAGAAGGCTCGCGGTCTCAGCAAGGCGCCGCCGGGATTGGCCCAGCGCCTGGCGATAAAATACGGCGTTTCGCCAGCAACGATCTTTCACATCAGAAAGGGCGAGCGGTGGAGCACGCTGAAATAGCCGATCCGTACGGCGGCGAATACTGGACAAAATCAATATGACGCCGGCCGAGAAGATCGACGCCCTGTCCCAGCGATATCGCGACGGAGAGTTTTCCGCCGACATTTACCGCGCCAGCCTTGTCGGGCTTCTGCCACCCGACGAGGCCGACATCATGGTGCGAAACGATACCGCGATCCGGACGCAATTCGCCGGATCGAACGTGCGGCCGCTGCCGAAGCGCACCGCCGACCACATCGCCACCGTCATCAAAACCATGAGGACAAACACTTGAACGCATCTGAAAAATTCAGCGAGGAGTTGATCGATCTCATCCGCAAGCGATATCCGAAGGCGTTGCAGGGCGATATCGGCCAGCACGCCGAGGCCACGACCGCCGTCGCGGTCGCCATGGGCGGATTGCTTGCCTTCTCATTCCGGCTCAATGGCGAAGTTTTGGGCCGGACGACGCTGCAATCCGTCGTCAAAACGATCATCGAAAACGCATCCGCGATCGACGCCAAGGGCGCCGAGATCATCCGAAAGTCGCT